AGCAGTCTTTCGCTAGTAAGCAACCACTTGCCCAGCCTGTGCGCTTGGCCCTGGCTGTAGCAGCCGATTGCCTTTACGTCCTTATTAACGATGCCGTACTTTGCAACGGCCTCGTGATCCTCAACGTATTCATATTCGACCTCGCCGAGCATGTCGTAGCTCTGCCATGCCACGGTGGCGCAGGTGTGTCGGACCTTCTCAGCTGTGCCGCTGTAGGTGAATAGGCCATCAATAACGTTGCTAGGGCCGAGCAGATATTGCGAATCAGCGGGTTTATCTTGACGCAGAACAAGTGAGCCAGCGCCGTAATAACTGATGCCCCTGAAAATGCTAGTTAGCTGCTGAATGACGTTGTAAACCTCGTCACGGGTGTTGAGCAGCAGGTTGAGGCTGAATCGTGGCTCTTGCCCGCCTTTGCCATCATCGACAAGCTCATTGCAATAACGGCTGATGTCATAAAAATCAAACAGATCAAGCGATTCTTCTGGAACGCCACATCCGTACCTTGTATCTGTAAGCAGATCAAAAAGGCACCAGGCTGGGTCATTCGTCCACGTCGCAGCAGACAGCGTGCCGTCAAACAGCCCTGAGTAAGTGATGCGCCCCAAATGCGTTGTGGTGTCAACAGTGCCGTTGCTTGGAATCCTGACTTTTGTGCCACGGATCAGATATTTGCGCCGTGGGATGTTTTGGAACTGTTTTGAGCTGAAACGCAGGCCAGCTAGAGCAGTGTTTGGATAGGCAAGCTTTTCATCCTGAATCTCTGTGTAGCTGCTAAAAAATGTTGAGCTTGCACGCCTTGTACTGGTTTCATCTGCACTTACGCGAACAACACGCAAATCAACAGGGAAGTTGCCTGTCAGATTTACAAGATAGTCCCGCTGATAGCGGCTGCTACTTTTGCCGCTGATCGTATCAGTCTTAACGTCGTTATACCCACCGCCATCATATTGAACCTGAATCTTTATATCGACAGAATGACCAACAATGTCGCCATCATCTTCAATTTTTTGAAGCGAAGGGATTGTAATCGTTACACGCACACGATCAACATTTGAGTTAGTAATTGATCGCGTAACAGAAGCTCCATTTGTTACCTCAACATTAACTGCCCTTTCGTTTTGGATGCCACCCGCAGGGTTCGGAATATACGTTTGAGCTTGCGTACCAAACGCAAAAGTTGCAGTGAAGTTGTCAAAATTTGTAGACCCGTCACTGTTTTGAACTGGCGTGTCATCCAAAAAAACGCTTTTTGCGCCGTCATCTAATCCTTCAATCTCACCCTCACAAAGCACCTCAAGGATGCTGACAAACTGTTCTGAAACCAGACTGTCATCCTGCTCAACCGGAGTTCTGCCACCTCCGCCGCCGCCTTTGCTGCCGCCGCCACTGCGACCGCTACCAGCACCCTGAATCAACTTTTCGTCAATCATTTTTAAGTGAACCCAAGAAGATCTGTGACTTCAAACACCATGCCGTACTTCTTACGCATACTGAACGGCAAGCCCTGCAGGCGTACATCAATGGTTTCCTTAGCAGAGTGATCAACATCAAAACCGCTGCTGATCACAGCTGAACCAATAACAACCCGTCCGTAGGCTATTGGCACCGCAAGGCCCTGCTGATTGGTGTTAGTGATTCCGCTGAAGCTAAAGTTTTGAATCCTGTTCGCCTCTTTCAGTTCAAGACCCGAAGGAGGTGTAGGCGAAATCATTTGGGAAACACCACTTAAAACCAAGCCAGCACCAACAGCAGACAATGCTGTACCTACAGCTGCCGCTGACAAAACACTAGCTGAGGAGACACCGACGACTGCTTGACCAGCACCAAACAGTCCAGACGTTCCGAACAAGCCAGCACCAGGGAATAAAAACGATGCGCCGATCAGCAACCCGCCAAGCAAAAAGCTGCCAAAACCACGGCCAGCGCCAGCAACAACAGGCGTAATGCTGAAGACCTCACGCTCCGACCAAGGCAGGCCCAACACGCTGACATCATCAGGCGTTGCCTCTTGCTTGCCCACCCTCACCCGATAAGCAACGCCATCCTGCTCGCTGTCAATGAGCCATTTGTCTAGGCCAGGGAAATTGACGCACAGAGCCTTGATCGCCTGGGCAGGTGTTGCCACGTTCAACTCAAACCGGCACTGGCCTAATCGCTCCCGCAGAGCGCCGTAGACCTTAACGACTTTCATGGCGTATCGCCCGGTCTGTGGCCTTCAAATAATAGCCACCCAGTAAATCTCTAGAACTCAGGCGACCCTGCACGTGATGCAGAATCTGCTGATCGCCAAGGTAGATCGCAGCATGGTTTGGTACGGGTGACTGCAGGTTCATCAGCAGCAGGTCACCGCGCTGCAGCTGCTCAATCGGCACGCGTGAAAACCCCTCCTTCGCGAAGTTCTCCACATACATGTTTCCCCCGTTGTGCCACCACTGATCACGTCGGTGATAGTCCCTCAACGTGATGCCGTATTCACGCTGAAAGAAGTCACGCACCAACGTGTAGCAGTCCACAATCCCGTGGACAAACTCACGGCCCACATACTGCAGCTCGAACCCGTCTGGCTCGCAGTACCCCCAGCCCTCAGTCTTTGGGTTGACGATGAACCAAGGCAGGCCGGACTTTTCACAGGCAACACGATCAGCCTCTGACGGCCTGGGATTGGTCACAGGATGACTGTGAACGATCGCCACCACCTCGCCCTTTTCCTCCACTTCATGCCAACCGTCGAGCACAAAATGCTCATCAGGCGTCAGGGCAATGTTGCGGCAGGGGAAGTAACGCCGCCGACCTTTCACAACAGCAACCAGCCCGCAAGCTTCTTTCGGGAACTCATCCTTGGCGTGTTGCAGGATTTCCGCCTGCATCGTGGCAGTCAGCTTCATCGCGTCAGTCCAGCTCCAGGGAAGGATCCAAACGGCAGCGTTCCGTTTTCACCAAACCGCAGCTTGCAGGATGCAATGCGCTTGCCGCAAACATCTTCTGCTTCAGTGTCAACTGTATTGCCCTTCACGTCAAAATAATCAGTGCCCGTGTAGCTGCACTCACTGCTTCTGTAGATCCATTGGCAGGTGTTTGCCACAATCTGGCGTTTAGGCAGTTTCTGTCCGACAAGGTCAAACTCACTGGCAAGCTCGAAAGTGACTATGTCACGGTTTTCTGTTGCCTTGCGATTGATTCGCCATACCTCCGTAGGAAACCTGGCGTTCGGGTCCGCTGTTGATTCACCGTCCAGGTAGCGTTTCAGGGTGCGGATCCGCTTGACCGTCGCGCCTGTCAGATCGTTGCCCGTTGTTGTGGCGTTGACCAGCGCCAAGAGCGTAGTCATGGTCCCGTCCAGGTTGGCGATGCTTAGCGTCGGCTGAGGGAGGGTGCCGCTAGAGCGCATCTCAAAACCATCAGCCTGAACAGGGAAGCGCGTGTAGGCGTTGCCATCAAACACGATGTTGCCTGTCACGTTGGCGTTGCTGCCAGCGTGGAACCGATATACATCGGTGCTGCCGTGCAAATCATTATCTAAGTGCAGCTCAAACAGCTCAATGATCGCGCTAGGCGCAAGAACAGAAACGTCCTCATAGACGCTGCTGATCGCAGTCCAGACAACAGTGTTGTCAGTGACTGTGCTGCCAATGTCTGTCGGCCAGCTTGGCTCGCTGCTGGCAGAAGTGCCAGCTGTTGTGCAGCGAAACCACAGGCCACTGTTTTGACTTGTAGTGGCTCTGCGTATATCACCAACAGAAAAGGCTGTGCTGGCTGCCCAGGCTGCGACTGCTGCCATTACGGTTCAAAGACTTGGCGAAATGTTGCGTTGATTGTGGCTCTGTTCAGATATGGGATCGATTTACTCCAGCTCTCACAAACAAAATTAGATGCACTCCCCTCACCTGGCGGGGTGAAGCTAAACGACGCTGAATCATCCGCGCGGGCATCGAGGAAGGTTTCAATCGTGTCTGCGTCAGTTTCTGAAACCTCAAAGGTCAATTGATAGACCTTCGGATTTTGATTAAGTCCATATTTGAGCCTTACTTCGTAGCCATCCCCAAAACGCACAGACCGCGTTACAGGGCGGCTGCGTTTTTGAATGCCGTATTTCGGCGTTATAGACGGGAAAGTTGCCATCAGACGGTTGCGAGAAGGCCACCAGGCCGTTTCTGTTTCAGCAGTTCCTGTTGTACTGCCAACCCGATGGCCTTGCCAAGTTGAGCGCCCTGACCACTGCTTGCATCAGCTGAGGTCTCTGAGGCATCA